CATTACGACTGGCTCCGTTTTCTTGATTTCGCCGACAAGCACTGGAAATAAACAATAACTATTCTCAATTTAATATTAAAAATATGGTAGTTAAGAAGTCTCATTTGCTTTTTCTAACCTGCTCTCTTTTTATGGCAGTAGCACAAACTGCCTGTGTAAAGAAACAGTCTTCAGAAATAATTATCGAAACAAATTTCGACCGTGGAAGCCTGGGACCTGCACGGGTAATAAACGACAGCCTGGTGAAGGCACAAACCATACACTGGATAAAAAAAGACATGGTCGGAAACCAGTTCTACTGGTTTTATTTTAAAATCTCCAATATTCTTTTACTTACGCCCTTTTCCCCGTATGGATTTTTAAATTTTTCCATCTTCATTTTTTATACCCTGTGTAAAAGGTCTTTCAATATAACATATTATATTATCTGATTTCTTTTTTATTTATAATAAATTGCATCTGTTGAAGTCTTTTATACAAAATATTAAGATGGGCTGATTTTATTTTTTTAATTGCTTTTTTCATTATTTTGGGTTTGGTTATTGAATAGCTTTTTTGATTGCTTGTTCAATGTTATTGCTTAATATTAAATCGCAAACTTCAAAACATTCAGGTGTTACGCCATGTTCTTTTGCGATTTTTTTATTAAAGCGTTTTAATAAATTATCATATCCATTTCTATAATCTTCCATCCTATCTTCATTATGTTCAAGAAAACCCTGAATTAATTTATGATTAAGCGGTGTATGCTTTCTTCCTCCATTGCCATAAATAAACCATATTCTTTTAAAGATATTACGTTGTTTATTTGTCAAATTCATTTATTCGGCTGTTTTGATTGCCTGTTCACTAATTGATACCATATCTGCAAATTCAGAATTTGGCTCACAATCAGGATGAACTTTCATTGATAATGTTATGGTTTTTAATGCTTTCAATAAAGCGTCTAAGTTATTAACACATTGAACAATTCGTTTGGCATTGGCTATCGCTTCTTCAGGATTTTTAGTTATTTCTTTAATTTTACCAGAAGTTGCTAATGAAGCAACAGCAACTTTTTGAGCATAATTTCCTTGCTTTGACCAAATTGTGTTCTGTTTGCTATACCATTCTCCCTTTGTATATTTAGTTTCTGTTTTCATGATTTTTGGTTTTAGTTAATTAAAATTGAGCTAATTCAGCTACTCTTTCGACTTCCAACTCATCGGAAATCATCTCTTCCAAATCTTCACTTATTTTTTCAAGACGATTTTTAATTTCTTTATCTTTTTCGCTATAAATTATAGTTACTAATTGAGTAGCCATCCTTTGTAATTTATAGCTTTTTTTTACTTTTACAAATGTTTTAGTTTCTGTTGCCATGGTTAATATTTTTGATTAACAATACTACAAAGATAAACAAGGTATTTACAAATGTCAAGTCTTTTGCCGATTATTTTCAATTTATTTTTGCCGTTTCCAGCGAAATTTAGCCAATTGCTCGGATAATTATGTTAAATTGAAAATTGTTTGCCTGATCGCTTGACTCTTTTGATAGAAGTACCCGATTTTATAAAGTAGTGATTTGCTATTAAAACGTGCTCTAGGCGTTCCGCTTCTATAAACTGATAAATACGTGTTCTGCTTAGATTTTTCAGTTTTGCGAATTGTATTACAGATAGTAGTTTATTTTCATTCATTTTGCAAAGATAATAAACATTTTACAAATGTCAAGTATTTATAATAAAAAAACCCTCGTTTAATATGCAAGTTTCAACTGATTTAATTCAACTGATATTTTTTCCCTTGCTATTTTGCAATATTCTTTGGACCCGTCAATACCAATAATGCGTCTGCTGAGTTGTAATGCTCTTATTAATGTCGTACCCACACCACAGAACGGATCGAACACGATACCACCTTCAAATCCTGCATTGCATCCACAATCTGTTAAATCTATAAATTCCTTTTTAACTGTTTGAAAATTTCCACCTAAGTCTCTACGTTGTCCAGTTTCATTTAATTCCATTCCTTTTTTAGTTGGCCTTTGTCTTTCTGTCCAAGGTATATTATCTGTATTTTTAATTATTTTTTCTCTCGGTTTTCCACACTTTTTACACACAAATTCCGGACAACCGGCAATAATTGGTTTCTCTATTAGCTTAAAATTAAAACTTGCATAATGCTTTTCCGAACTGCCTTTAGTGGTTATATCCCAAAAGTCTGATACATCACCAGGGTTTTTACCTGCTTCATTGCACATTTTTTCAATTTTCATATCTACATAACTATTGCCTTTTTCTCTATGTCCGTTCCATTTACGTTTGATACGCTCTAATGAAAATTGTTTGTGCTTATCCCTTATTCCGTCTAAATCAAAATAATACTTTTGTTGTTTAGCCATTAAAAAGAAATATTCATGCTTTTTAGAAAATCTATCCCGGCAGCTTTCCGGCATTCCATTTCGTTTTGCCCAGATAATATCATTACGAACAATCTAACCCCTATCAATACAACCTATGGCAAATCGGTGCGGGATTAATAAAAGACACTTATCAGGTTCTTTAATTTTTTTAGTGGTTTCTACATCTGAACAAATCCTACTTCTTCCTGTTGTACTTGGTTGGGTTGTCCACCTATTACTTGAATAGGTATCACCCATATTAATCCATGCGGTGCCGGTAGGTTTTAATATCCGGTAAGTTTCATCCATTAAGTACCATAGATGCTCCAAATATTCCTGATAGGTTGGCTCTAATCCCCACTGGTCCGGATAACCATAATCTCTTAATTGCCAATAGGGTGGTGAAGTGATCACAGTATCCACTGAATTATCGGGAATCTGTTTTAAGATGTCTAATGAATTGCCCTGGTGTATCTTATTTATGAATTGATTGATCATATTCCTTAATTACCTTAAATAATTCATAAGCTACTTGTGGTACTATTGCATTTCCGAGTCCTTTAAGTCTGTCCACCCTTCCGGGTATCCCATTAGCCACTCTACCCACGTTGGGTTCAACTTCCCACCAGCTATCACATCTAATGGTAGTGAGTTCCTTTTGATTTGACTTTTGCTTCCATTGTTCTTTGCGATTTGTGTGGTTGGGGTTGGTAGCATTTTTGCCTCTCTGGTCAAATCTCTTTGATTTTTGTATCCACTTTTTCCTTTCCAATCTCTTGCTTGTGGCGTTGGAAGCATTTTCCAATGTAATGGTGGCTTCCAATTTCCTTTTTGAAATTCCTCCACTATTATTTTGTCCACTAAAAGAACTTGATGTTTTGGTATTTTTCCTCGGCTCATGTCTTCGCATTTTTGCTTGCTTGGACTCATCCCCGCCCCATGTGTTCCAGGAGCCATTGTAGGCAATAATCCAGATTCTATCTCGCCTATGCCACGCTCCAATGGCACAAGCTGGAATAGTAAATATTTCCGTCCGATAGCCTTCATTTTCCAAGTCAATGAGTATGTTTTCAAGTGTTTTGCCATTTTCCATGCTAAGGAGACCAGCAACATTTTCGCCAATGACGTAGGATGGTTTAAGCTCTCTGATAACTCTAAGCATTTCAGACCAGAGATAACGGTCATCTTTTGTCCCTTTCCTTTTGCCTGCCTGACTAAATGGTTGGCATGGGAATCCGCCTGTAATAATGTCAACTGATTTGAGGTTGTGCTTTCCGATTTCCCGGATGTCTTTTTCAATGATTTCATGGTCAAAGTTTTTTCTTAATACTTTACAACAAAAAGAATCTATCTCATTGCTCCAAAGTGGTTTTATTCCTGCACAAGTAGCTGCTAATTCAAAACCACCTATCCCTGAAAACAAACTACCTAATGTCATTTAAAAGTTTTTGCCCCTGCATGTTCTCTTTTGTCTTTATCTCTCCTATGATGTCCCGATTTTCCTGTTTACAACTTCTGAGGAATTGCTCCAAGGCGAATTTTTTATAATTCATCTTAGTCAGTTTGTCGCTCTGATCAATGATTGTTTTAATTAGTACGGGATCATTTGAATTTTTAGATGTTGTAATCTTTTCCATCTTATGGAACCTCTCCTGCACTTCTTTTGAAAAGGTGATCAATCCAATACGTTCAAGATAATTGTATATTACGTTACCATAATCTGTTATTTTATAAATATCAGTTTTAAAGAACTGATCTATCTTGCCATATATATTTTCCAAAAAATCATTATGTAGTTGCTGTAATGCTTCCTTTGTGGGCTTATATTCCTTCTCTATCTCTGAAAATGATTGTTTTTCTTTAATCCTTCTTTCCAAAGCATACTTGACCCTTAGATATTCCTTGACACTTAGCCGGTTCTTCAATTCTATTCCCAGCTTATAATTAATTGCCAATTCAAACATCTCTTTTAATTTTAATACAGGCAAAGTTGGGTCGTCTCTGTTGATGTATTTAACCAGGACATCTATTTCATTTTCGTTCAACGGATAGTATCCGCAGAGGGTTACTATGTGTTGTAATGTGTCTGCTAATTCGCTTTCGTTATTCATAATGTTCAGTTATTGTTATAATATCAAACTTTTTCCCAGCTACTTTTTTGGCTTCTTTTTCAGTAAGAAAAACAGGTAGATAACCTGCACAACCTCCTAATTTTTCTGAAACTCCATACACATTTATGGTGGTAAGGAGTTTCAGAACCACGTATCTATGTCTACTTTTTTTCATAATATCAATTTTTAGGTTAATGAATTTTCAGTTTCCCGGTCTCTATATTTTTTGACTATCTTTTCGTTCCTGTCCTGTTGGGTTTCCTCTTTAATTATTTCATCATTCCAAGTCTCACTATTTAGATATGTCAATGGATTTTGCCGGAACATTTTATCTGGCTCCGCCTGTTTATAAGCCGGTAGGTAATCTATGGCTAATTTTTTCTTTTCCTTAGACAAACTTCCATTATTCCATTTAGGTAAACACTTTTTATAACCTACTTTTTTATCATATTCTTTCCAAAAATTAGAAAAGGAAATATCAGTGCTCTCATATACTTCTTTATCATTATTATCATTATTATCATTATTATCATTATTGATTGTGGTTAGTTGATGGTTAATTGATGGTTGATTGTTGGTTGGTTGATGGTTAGTTTGCTGGTTGATACCCTTTGTTCTTGGTTGGTAATCATCGTATTTACATATCGTTATGATACTAAATTTGCTGGTTGATTTTATAGTAATTTCGTTGGTTAATTTTAATTTATTAAAACAGGTTCTTATTGACTGCTCTGATATGCCGGTATCAGCACTTAGCATTTTTCTACCTACCGCTAATTGTCCCCTTTTAATCATTTTGCCCTGCCATTTATTATCTGTATGATTAGCAGACAATAATAAATGAATGAATAGATGTACCATATTACTATTTTGATACCATTCCCATTGTCTAAATTTCCTATGGACTGTTATCCAGGTTTCTACTGCTATCATTTATTACCTTTATTTTATGACTAAATTATCTTCATCATCGTAGCTCCAGCATTCAGGACAATAATGCTTATCATCTTCTATGTGCCATTCATAATCTTCCTCTAAAGATGATTTAATCCCACTATGATCTGTAAATGCAACAAATCCCATATCTTCATCTTCCCATTGTTTTCCGCAATTATCGCACTTACATCCATACATTGTCATTTCTATAATCATGATTATTTATCTTTAGTGGTTAATGTATTCATATCAATAGCCAATCCTTTTTCTATTAATCCGAACACGTCAAAGTGCCATTTTATAAGCATTTGAATTATATAATATCGCATATTTGTATAATTACTTATATCGAAATTATACTCACAAAGACAATCCATCCCCTTTACTGACAACATAAAATTAGATAGCATTTCAGTGTTATAGGGCACAAACTTCTCTCCATTATGCTCTATCTCTTTTGTTAAGTCTAATAATGGGCGGAGGATTGGTTTAAAATCTGTTGGCTGCAATACACTACCAAATAACATATCTACAGGGAGCTTCCCTTGTAAACTTGCAGTTTGATAAACAGATACTTCATATTTAACATCATTATCTATATTTATTGCTATCAATCCATAAGGCAAATAGGGGGCTACGTGTTTTAGTTCTAATTTATCCATAAATAAAGACCCCACAAAACCCCCATCATTGTGTTAAAAGCGGGAAGCAGATAAGCACTCAAACAAGGGAATTGTGAGGTTAATTTTTCTTAATACAAAAAGTGTAATCCATGCTTCCCGCTAATTGTTGATTACAAACATAAAAACAATATTCTTAATATCCAAACTTTATTGAAAGTTTTTTTATCTTTGCATATTCGACCGTTGAATTTCCAGGGGGCGGGATGATCAAATACTTGAATGTACGTTGTTATACGTTGCGTTAGGATTTGGTTAAGCTCGCCCTCTCTATTTAAGTCCCCGCTGGAAATGAATGCCTGAAAATACCTCAGAAGCCCAAAGTAAAAAGACCACTCACTTCACCTGCGGGGCAATGGCAGTCCTGGCAGGACTCGAACCTGCGACCTCTGTCTTAGCAGGACAGCATTCTAACCGACTGAATTACAAGACTGACCAGTAAATTTTACTTCAGAAGCTCCAATATGTTCTGAAGTTGCTCCATGGTCATCTTGCCGAATAGGAAGCCCACCACGAGCACCAATATGATTACACTGGTTGCTAACCGGAGATAATCAAATTTGCCCTCGCCCCCCTCTGAGGCGGCTCTGTTGGCTGTTAAATTGAGAGGTATAATATCCCCCCCTCCCAGGGCTATTCTTTTGGCAACGTTTACTACGCCTCTTAAAACTTTTCCGATACGTGTCATGATTTTTATGTTTTAATGATTAAAAAATTTATTTAGTTTTTGATTGTTTAATATTAACCCTACCCATTTTAACCAGGTATAGGACCCTATTTTCAACAGCATCCCTCTGGCTTCTACTCAATCTACTTTTCTTTTGTTTTATTAAATGATATTCATTGACTAAACTTTGAGAATCCGTCTGCTTGTGATTGTTTTATTCTAGGTAATCCTGTATCCATACCCATTGCCATTAATTTATTCGTTTGTAATAATTTTGTTCCAACTTACCTGATAATTCCCGAAGTCTCTAATATAATCACTAATCTTAGTTCCATTAGCATCTCTCCTATCTTTTCTACCATTACTATACAAAAATCTTTTTACACCAACTGCTCCGCCTAAATGAGCACCAGCAATTATTCCACATTCAGTTATTCTTATGCCCTTAATAAATTTGCCTTCATATTTATCAATGTATCTTGACAGGCGATTTCTATTTAATAAAAGGTACTCACACATGGCGTATTCCTGTAAAGCTGTATCATTACGAAATTCTTTCCATTTAACCTTTATCCCAATATCTTTTAGAGCAGCCCTACCAAATTGGTATTTACCCCTATAACCATATTTGTTGTATGCCTTATACTTTTCCTTACCTGATTCTCTCCATCCTATTGCATCAACGAATAATTTATAATCATTTTTTATTTTTTCTTCTGAAACCATTTTAATTACACTCTGTGTTGGAGTAATGGAGCTGAAAAGAAATATTGTTATAATTGTTAAAATTGTCATCTTAATCATATAGTTTGTTTTCGTTATCCTTCATCCTCATTTCTGCGGTAAATTCGTGATCTTCACAAACACATTTCCCTTCAATAAATACTCTTGTATCTTGGCTGTAAGCGATTTTTCTGCCGTTCCCTGTATTCTGGTCTCATTTATGTAGTTAAAAGCTACCAGAGGGCAGCTGGCGGTATCCTTATGGGTGTTTCCGCCATGAAACCGCGATCCTTTAAAGCCAATTCCACCCATTTTTATCTCATATCCATTAGTCTCTGTATAAAGTATGGGCATTAATCGTTTGAAACGGTTACTTTTGGTTACATTTACCCTATAAATCCCTTCCGGGAGAGCGGTTTCTCCCGGGACCTTAATACCATAAGCTCGTACCGTATCCTCAAGCGTATAGCAGAACGATGCTATACCATCCTGATTTGGCAGATACAACCTGCCAATGGTAGTCCTGGTGGTATAAAGATAACGGTCTATTTTGATATAGTAATCCATTACAAATATTGTAATATCACCCAAAAAATAAACATCAATACAAATCCTACTCCAACTGCAAATATAAGTAATTGGAATAATTCTTTTATCATCCAAGACGGATATTTTCTCTTTTTCATTAACTATTTGTCCTTAATTTATCCTTAAAAAAGTATGCTCCGAACACACCTGTTATAATTGCCTGATAAGTAACAGGTATTTCAGGAAATCCCAAAATAAACATTACTACACTAAAGAAAAAACAAAATCCGACTATGCAAGTCAAGCCTTTTCTCCAACTAAAGCTGCCATCTTTTTCTTCAAATAGTTTCATAATTAATTAATTTTTTGTAAAGATAATAATTTATTCCTTATTATTAATTTTTTGTTTAATTAATTTTTCTATTATTTGCCATTTGACATCAAGATTTCTTAAGCATTTTTTATTCTGTTTCTGCATATATTTACAATTTGTCTGATTATTAACATTAGCTGTATAAACAGCGACAGTATCTATAATAATACTGTCTGCTGAAATGAAGCTAATCAGCAAGCAACTTATATATATCGTCTGCCCGGGCATTAAGTTTAGTTAATTCTTCGTTAATATTTTTTTCTATCCTATTGATTTCCTTTTCAACATAACCTTGCTTTACTTCCTGCCTAACCCACATTCCAGATATTGTGGCTACAAATACAATAATAGCAATTAATTCTTTAATATTTATCTTTATTCCGTTCATCATACTATTGTGGCTCCTTTATGGATAGCCAATTTAAGTAATTTTTGTTCAACATCTGCCGGTAAAGGTAATTTATACATCCGGGAATGAATATTTTTACCGTCTGCCAAGTCCTGCTTCGTTGGTGCATAATGAACCTCCAGCAAGACATTAGCCACCTTAAAGAAGTCTGCTTTGACCTCTAAATGGCTCTTTATTCCTGTGTCTTTATTGTATGTCTTCATAGTTAAAAGTGTTTTCTGCAAATTATTAGTCTGGACAGACCTGCTTTTAACGCCACCTGGGTTTTACCAAAAGTAGTGAATAAAAGTGTTGCTTGAAGAATATCCCCCGCAAGTGTCGTTGAAGACCAGAAAAAAGAAATACCTACCGAAAAATTATTTATAGGTTCGTAATCTAACGGAAATTGATTTCCTGTAAATCCATCATATACTAAACTATCGTGTTGTTTTCTATTAGGAAGAAACCAATCACTAAAGCCAGCACTCGTATTTGCTAAAGCAAAGTCTATTGCATCTTCCCAAATAAAATTTCCAAATGATATTAAAAACCATCCCAATCCTGTTAGGTGGTCTATCATATAGTTATCACCATATACTTGCAATCCGTCTTTATCAGTAAATCTATTTGTATTCCCAAAAGAATTGTTACAATTCAACGTAAAGAAATCTACTGCTCTACCGTCCTCTCTGTCCCCATCATCGCCTGTTGCAAAGCTCGTGGTCTGCCCTGTCTTTATAGTTTCTATCCTTTGTATTACTTGGCGTTGGCTTTGCGTAAGTCCATCGTTAAGTTCCTGGCAAGTAAGTTGATCAACAGGTAGATTTTTCGTACATATTATCAGGTTTCCTGCAGGAACGGTTTTAATAACATCATCGGTATCTTTATATTGCTGATCTTCGATAACCCATTTTTGCATGATTAGAGATCCTAACTCCTCATCATAGGTATTTACAACCGGTACATTTAAAGTATCACCCTCTGCAACGGTCCCAAAATCATCATTATTTACAGTTACTTTTCCATCAGTTACCGGTGGGATCGGAATATTATCACCTGAATAAATATATCCTTTATCAGTTAAGGCTAATTTAACTTGTGTATCAAAACCCTTTATTAGCTTTGCGGTTAAAAGCTGTGTGTTTTCAGGAGCTACTATAGTTAAAATTAGCCTACCCATTACCACACTTAATGTCTCACCCTCCCTTGGTTGTGCAATAGCAATACTTGATATTTGCCGGCTCATTATAAATGGAGGCTGAAATCCAAGCGTCTTGTAAATAGGATTTTGAATAATAGCCCTGCAGACACCTAAGAGCTTCTGAAGCTTAAACTTAGCCAACGTATCACCACGATCAGCATCAGTCGTGTTGGCTTGTGTAAAAACATCTATAAAATAAGAATAAGAACCATCAACATCCCTTACAGTTTGATTATCATAGGGACCACCTGAAAATGACACGTTAATAGCATTCATTTCAGTATTATCAAAAGGAACAAACCTCTCTACATAAACCGTAGCCTCCAAATCAGTATCATAGGTAAGTAGTACCTGGCAATCTAATTCGTCAACAAGTATCTCAGCTATCCTATTACGGATAACCTCAAAAAATTGAGGCGGTATAATGTTTTTAATTTGTCCCAAAGCTTCCTAATATACAGGTTATTAATCCAATAGTTTCATCCGGGAACCCCTCTCTTATTACATAATTCTTACTAATTCCCGTACTATCTTTTACGCTAACCTTATGATCATTGAGTTTTACTTCACCATCTTTCCGGACCGGATAATTTTGTGCTATTAATAAATCTTCTGAAACTGAAATATGAGCATTTTTACTGTTTATCATAATTCCGTCTGTATTCACACTCATATGATGTTTTGAATGCAGCCCATTTAGAGTAGCTATTTCGCCTGTTGGAGCAGTAAGGGTAATACTTACCCCAAATTCATCAGGATTGCTTGTAATGTCTTTAATGTCCGATTTAGCCTGTTCTATTAGCCCCATAATAAAAAAGGGGAATACTATTAATATTCCCCCCGAAATTGACTAACCAATAAAATTATTTATTATCGTTAATAAAGATTTTTAATTTTGCAATACCCATCAAACGATGAGGAGCTTTTATCCCTTTTTCTTCAGCAAGCTTCTTAGCTTCTTCATATAAAGCCTTTCTTTCATCCCCTTCTGATATTTCTTCATTTTCGGGTTCTTCTTTACCCCCTGCATCTTCAATGCTATCCAAAATAGAAGGTTCTTTTTTATCTTCAGGCTTTTCTTTTTCGGGTTCGGTTTTCTTTTTCGGCTCTACTTTGATAGGATCTTCTTTTACTCTTGTTAAAAATCCCAATCCAACTAATTCCTCAGCTCTTTTTTCCTCCCAGGTATTTTCAGGATAAGTTTTATTATCCTCTTTCATTAATACCCTATTACCTTTTGCCCCTACTGAAAGGGCTTTGAGTTTGTAATATTTCATATTTAAGCTATTACCTGCATTGTAAAGATCATGTCAACCCCTACCGGTATTGCTACCCCTGCAGACTTAATGTCAAATATATGATTTGATTTTCTTTCATCAATGTAATCTCCTACAAGAAAAGCCCCCTTTCTAACACTTTGCCCGCCAGTAAGAAGTTGAGGTACAGCAGCAAATCCTAATATAAAACGTGGATTTTCAGGAAGCAAAATAGCTTTCTTAGGATTTATATAAGGAGTTTGAACATCATTTGCATCATCAAAAAATTCTGGATAGCTCCAAAGTCTGATATTATAATCGTTTGCAGAAAATTCACCATGGGTTGTTCCCCCTACTGAATCCCTTTGTGGTTCCCTGATGGATAAATGATCTATTCTCCTGGAATTAGCCGTATCTTTTACAAAAGAATTATTGAAAAAAGCGGCTAATGCGGTTTCTCCAACAATCATATTAAAGGTATTACCCATTGTTTTGCCTTGTTGTCTTAAGAATTTGCAACCGGCAGCTATTTGAGCGAATGGATCATTTGCACCTGTCCAGGGGCTTCCACTGTTATCCACCAAAGAGGCTGCCTTTCTTTTGAAGTCAATATTTATTCCGGCTGTAAGCTGTACAATACCGGTCTCTAATACTTCTGAACATTGCTTCTCATAAGCCCTTTCAATTATATCTTGTAACATTTTCAATTTATCAGCAACTTGATTTAAGAAGGCAGTAAAAATACCATCATCAATTTCTGTAGATCCGAATAATCTATCATAAAGATCAAGTTGGGTTGCATCAAAATATTCACGATAAAAAGGTGGTACAAAAATCTTTTCAGTACTTTTGGAGAACTGATTACGATTACCTTCAGTACCTCTTTCTACATCCACTGCAATCTTTTCTGTTCCACGTTGAACTTCAATAGATAGTTCTTTTGTTGCAGTTTCTTCGACCTTAAAAAAGGATCGTAAAAATGACGTTGGCGTAGTTTTTTCACGATATACGTCAACCAACATTTTGGTAAAAAGTGCTCTTGCGTCTGATGCTGCTATAACTGCCATTTTGTGTTTATTTTAAGTTAATTAATCGTTATCGGTTTTAGTAAGTTCTGTTCCGCCAACTAACTTGATACCAACGGTATCAGAACCAATCCTGTCTCTTAGCCTTTTCCCGGATACAACCGTATCAAGAGTATCACCGGTTTTTTCAAATACTAATTTATCAGCAACTACATCTCCTGCTACACACACTGCTACATTTACCGTTTCACCGGCTGCAATTACCCTAGTCTGATTAAGAATACCAATGGGGAATTGGCTGCCATCCGAATTATCGGATCGCAGAGGTTTGATTTTTCCAGTTGCAGAAATACGACCCATTACCGTACCGCCTTTCGGGTTTACGTCATCGTATCCACCGTTATTAAAATCAAAATTATCAAAACGATTATCCCATACAAAAATCTTAGATACATCAGTATCTATAATTGCTTGTTGGCCGGTGTTTACCTTAACTGTTTGTTTGCTCATGTTAATTTTTTATTAAGTCCTAAATTAATATCTACTTCTTTTTGAAAGGCTTCAATTTTTTTCTCCTTAGCTGTTTTAACCCCTTCAGTTTCTTCCGTTTCCGTTTCTTCTGCACCATCACCTTCTATATTTTTCAAAGCCTTCGCAGTAACGCTTTTGCGTGTAAGTTCTGCCGTTGCTGTAGCCGTAAGATCATCACCTTCCTTGATTGCTTTTATCACTTTTTTAGAATCTACATCCAGGAATGTAGCCCATGCACCTACACGGTCCCTTTCGGCATTAACGCCTTGATCATAAATTTCCTTAAATATGTCTGGGTGTTCAGCTTTCAATGCTTCGATTTTCAATGTTTCGATGCTCATCGTTTTGGATTTAGGTTTATTTTTAATAGGTTGTGTAACTGGTTCATCCACATCATTTTTTAATGCAGCAATTTTAAAATATTTATCTTGAAATGCCTTTACTTCTGATGGCTTAAGTGTTATTACTTTATCAACCAATCCAACTTCCTTTGCCTGTTTTGCAGAAAGCGTAACAGTAATGTTTTCATCTGCATCAAATAATTGATTAATAGATACACCGGTTATTTCCTTAAATTTAGCTTCATCAATTTTTGCTTTAAGCTTTTTCTTTAAATCAGCATTAACATCATCTACAAAATCTTGATCTTCCTGATTATCAACATCCGCAGAAGCTCTATGTAAATGTATTTTTGATACATCTAATGCTTCCACTTTATTAGCAAAGATTGCAATGAATGTTCCCATTGAAGCAACACTACCATCAATTTTCATGGTAATATCACCATGCTCTTGCATTTTGGCTATAATTCCCCAACCAGCCATGACATCACCACCCGGAGTATTTGCCCGGATAATTATAGGTTCACCCATATTTTCGTCTATTCCATTGATAAGTGTTTCAGCTGTTAAATCGAAAATAGGACTATATAGTAAAAGTTCTTTTGCCATTTGACAACAAAAATCTATTTATTATTTTAATTAAAAAAGTTTTTGGGTACAAAAAATGTATTATCTTTGCAAAATGTTGGATAGAACATATATCAAAACCACAGGAATATCAGTAAAATTAAAGGATCTATTAAAAACAATAGCAAAAAATAAAGGGATAACGCTTTCTGCGTTGGTGAGACCAGCATTGAGAGAACTTTGCGAATCTCAACCGGAATATTTAAAAAAAAATGAGATTTAGACTGAAGGTTCAGTAGTTTCTATCTTTAATTTTTTTGATCTTTCCAGTTCCTTAGAATATTGTTCGATGTTGGAATTGCTATCTCCACCATTTAATTCCTCCGTAGCTTGTTCTACCGTTGTCAATGGAATATCTTTAGCTGAATCTCCTAACTTTGCCCTTACTGCATTAACTTCTTTTAAAGGATCAATATGAGGTACTCTTGCACCGATAAATCTGGCAATTTGATAAGATTCTTTCACCATGTCATTATCTGCTAATAAATATCCCGGAGCCTGTATCTTGTTTTGTAAGATTTGAACCTCAAGCCAAAATTCATAAATAGGTTGATAAAATTGTTCTGAAAATCTTTTGCGATGTACATTTATAGTATGTTCCCAATCCTTTAAAGCTGCCCGGCTAGCTGAAAAGTTACTATCATATTTGCTTAATGCAACTTCTGGTGGTATTCCTAATGCTGCACAAACGATATTAATATTAACTGTATAAAATTCTTTGAAAAAAAGTTCATTTTTACTTTCTAATCCTTTTAATTCTGAACCTATTGGCATATTAAATGTTGATTTATTCGTTGTAGCTGCAACGGTATCAGCAAGTTTCTTGCCAACATCATCGGTAGGAATTTGACCTGTTACTGCATCGAAATCAATTGCCTTTGCTAATTGTCCCTGTAAAGGATTTTCCCCTGTTGAGAATTCTTTATGTATAATTTGCATAACTATTTTTTGCCTCTCCTCAGCACTACCAACAGTAGCCTCCTTATATCTTTCAAGTTTTTTTAATGTTTCTAAAACGGGGGCTAATTTCGGTATTCCCCGCACATTATCTAATCTATATTCCCCCCCATAAACTATAAATGCCATTTTCAAACCTGATTTACCCCCCCTTGCTTGTATTCTTTCAAATTTAAAATGTTTTGTACTAACCCAATAGGCAATATGCTCTCCTTTGGGAGATATTTCTATGCCGTTACGAATACGATTATCTTTGCCCTTTTTCTTGCCTTTAGAATCTTCGTCTCCCAATGGTGTAACTAAGTGTGCTCCATCAATTAATTGTACTTTGACTTGATTATTTATCAGTCTCAAAACAATTAAAACGTCCCCACCTATTATTGAGTTTAAAAAAGATGTATTTCCTATGCTATTCAAACTTACCATATTAGAGTAATCCGCTAGTTTTGAATTAGCAAACACGTTAAATCTTGCCTCTGCTATATCGTTAAAATTCTCTGTATCAAGGGTTATTCCCTCCGATTCAAGAACTTTTTTCGCCGGTTCTGCCTGGAGCTTTAATCCCGAACCTACTATCCATATGGCGAATTTATTTAAAACAATTTGAGATATTTCGCTTTCTATATAGGATTGCCATGATCTGAATCTAAGACCATCATAATCCATAATATAATTTTTAATGGGACCTATCTCACCAAGATTTTTGTCTCCATCATAAGAAACGGAAAAGATATTATTATAAGATATATTATCTCCCGAATGTCTTGCTAATACTATTTTTTCCTTGCCAAACGAAATATTGACAGGTAACCTGTTTTTTACATTATTCCAAATATCTTTAAATCCTACCATGATTCCTTTCTATAAAGTTTTTTCCATCAACTAATCTTATATGTCGTCCATTTAACCTGTTGACATACATTTGCCTTACGGCTTCTAATGATTTAATAGATTTAATTACATCTTCTGTAGTTCTATAAATTGTTTTAATCCTAACCTGCCCATCATCAAGTAAATATTCATCAAAGTTGGCCGTTCCGGCAGCTTTCAGCATTGTATCTTCTAAGGCAACCATGATAGCATCTATCCTAACTATCTTAGCTTTTAAAGTAGTTGCACTTTGAATGAATATATCACTTGAATCATAAGTTATCATCCTGTAATATTAAAGATTTTTTCCTTTATAAAAAAATAAAGTACCACAAATAATGCTTTTATTAGTCTAAATGATGCTATTAAAAATAATTTCATAATGTTTTTATTTGATCAATTCTGGAATCATCAATATTTTCTACTAAGGTTGCCGCAAACCATGTAGCTAAAGCTACTTTAAGGGCTGCTCCTCCATCATTAGGAATTGGTGTCCATCCGCTTATAGCAGTTTTTAAGGTGTTAACATCGCTTTGCATTTCATTAAAGGCAGTTTTAAGTTCTGAAAATCTTACCATATTATCAACATCGCCCCCAATTTCGATAATTCCATCATTTTTTAACCAGATAAATGTTTTTAAAACTCCGTTTTCATCAGTAGAAAAAATCCTGGCTTCTCCTATATCTGCCAATTGGTTTTTATTGATATATCCTATTATTACCGGCTTTCCTTTTTCAGATGTTGCTCCGTAAACAGCGATCATACCTTTAATTGGGTTTGAATCCATACCATATGGAGCAGTTTGTATGGCTGTCTGCACATCATTAAGCCCAAAACGTAAAAACTTAGATACACGTTGAGTTAAATCATCTATTTCTGTTGATATGATCTTAACTAAGTTCATTTTCAAAAATATTTATTGGTGTTTTTCCATTATAGACTTCTGGTAGGACACAGTTTAGTACTGCTGTTGTCCGTTTTTCATTCCCGGTAAAATTAATAGATTCTATAAACCAGTTCGTTTTTTTAAATAAGAAAATATCAGGATTTATCACAGATACAATGTTATTAGGTTTGATTATTTTCCCATCAACCTCCCATCGATCGGTAGGTATTTTTAGTTTTATATTTTGGAGCTCTTTTGCTAAAGCATTTTTTGCAGCTTGCCGGGTATCATTATCATCTCCTGAATTTTGTACAAGTACTTTAGGCCGGAAAGTAAAAGGCACAAAAGGATTAGTAACCGTAATTTCTCCTGCATTGCCCCCACTAATTCCTGCTTGCTTTAAAACCGTTATTTGACTGTGCATACGCTGTCCATTAAAACTAAGGCTCATGCTTGTACCCGGAATAGATCCGCCTTCAGGAATGTTAAAATCTATAATTGGAGTTTTTTTAGTATTAGCCTGCGTAAATAATAATTTTCCTTCAGGTGTATGTGATAAAATGATATTTTTCTGTGATGCAAGTTCTGATAGATATGCTTTAATAGGCTGTAACTCATTAGCAGTAGAAGTATCATAAACTGCATTCATTTTTTTTCTAACAACAGGATCAATGACCATCTCTAAATTAAATGGCCGTATTATTTTTTGTGCTATCTCTCTGAGACTAAGCCCATCAGATTGTAAAGGATAGATAGAAGTTGGTATCTGGGAATCTTCTAAAACACCGGGTAATGAATACCCGCCTAATGAGGTTAATTCTTTAACGCTTGAATGCCTAAACGTTTCTGAAAGCAAAACGCCACTTACTAATAACTCATCATTATGTTCTACGGTAACAGGATGGAAATGTCCTATATGCAGCAGATCCTTATGATCTTTGTTCTCCGGATTAAAATAAGCATTAAAAGAGAATGTACTCGCAACACTATCATACTTTAGGTTAAGCTGAAAGCTATTGAAAAAATCAAACTTTCTCTTTTTTATCTTTAATATCATATCAAATAAATTGACATTGTCATAGCTATTGGTAGCTTTAACATTCCTGCTTCATAGCCCCTGCTAATGCAGGCGACTCCACAGGCACACTGGAGCTATCCGCCCCTGTATTCTTTGGATGCAAACCCATATTTTTAATATTATTAGCTGCAAGTACATCCCTATCATGCTTTGTTCCACAATACTTGCAAGTCCAAGTCCTGTCTGCAAGTGTCAAATCTTTATTTAATTCGCCACAGGAACACAACTTGCTGGACGGCTCAAACCTGCCTATCGTAATAAGGTTTTTACCATACCAATCACATTTGTAAGTTAGTAATTCTTTGAATTTACCCCAGCTTACATCTGAAATTGATTGTGCAAGTTTATGGTTTTTAAGCATATTACTTACAGCTAAATCCTCAATGCAAATCGTCTGCACTTGGCTCTCATGCGTTAATTTATATGTGAGTTTATGTAAAAAATCGGTGCGTTTATTCGTTATCCTTTCATATTGTATTGCTACTTTTAGCCGGGCTTTGTTACGGTTATTGCTGCCCTTTACCTTTTTACTCAACCGCCTTTGAAGTACTTTTAATCGTTGTAAGTCATTACGTAAATATCTTGGATTGTCAATTTTTTCGCCATTGCTCAATGTAGCAAAATGTTTTAATCCCAAATCAATACCTATCGTAGTCGCCCCTTTTATCTTTGCTTTCTTTTGGGGTTTTATATTAGTATCTACTAATATGCCAGCAAAATATCTATTAGTGGGCGTTTTGCTGATAGTTACTGTTTTTATTTGTCCCTTAAAAGTTCGGGATAACACTATTGGAATATCTTTTATTTTAGGTATGGTTAATGTTTGATTGTTCCAATCTATTTCACGCTTATTACTTGGTATCTGAAAGGATTGTCGGTTATTATGCTTTGATTTGAACTTTGGAAATCCTTTTTTATATTTAAAAAATCGGGTGTATGCCATATCTAAATTTTTCAAAGTCGCCTGTAATGATTGTGCATTTACTTCTGCCAACCATTCAGTATCTTTTTGCTTTTTTAATGATGGCAATTCTGCTTGTAAATCAAATCTGCTAATCTGCGTCTTATCTTTTTGATATGCAGAAATCTTTTTGTCAAGTGCATAGTTATATAACCAACGAACACACCCTAAATGCTTATTAATAAACACTGTTTGCTCCTGTGTAGGATAAATTCTATATCGGTATCCACGTAGCATATCGCAAAGATATAAATTAATTATAACAAAACCAAATATAAATGTTAAATATTTCACTATACTAAATAAATTATTTTTCTTCCTTTTCTGATATTTAAAATTTCATTCAATCCGATATTATTGATTTCCATTAAGCTATCCATGGTGCTATCATCAGCTTCTAAGCCATAAAACCGGTGTGCTAAAATAATGATGTTTGAATCATCTTCCAAAATAATAGACCTTTCCTGCTTGCTCTCCAGTGCTATGTCAAATAGATTAGACAATGTGAAATTCATTAGGTTATTCAATCCTATCAGGCTATTCGCATCAGGAATATAACTATCCTCTTCGCCCCCGGTATCGGTCTGCAGGATATCCAGGTCTGCCAAATAAGTATTGTAAGATATTGTTATTTCATCTATTATTTCCAGCACCTTTGATCTGCTGTCGTAATCTCCCTCCTGTGGATTAGATGCTGCCAATGCCATGGCGGATAGTGCTACCCCTACATTATTTTCATGTATCTTTTTATTGGAAGGTGTTAATATCTCATTTATCCCGGAAATTAATTTTGTTATCTGCTCTACAAATACTGTTATCCTATCTTTTACGCTTTGTACAAAAAGCGCCGGTGCATTAATAACGGCTTGTGCCGCCCTTATAGCTGCCAATGGTTCCGCTGTAGCGTTTAATATAGCAGCATTAGCAGCATTGAAAAGATTAAAATATTCTTCAGATGCTTCGGCTGCAATATTTTTACCTGTATTAAAAAAAATCTTTATATTTTCTAACAAAGTATTTATATCATCTGTATCAGGAATTACATCATTTGCAAAGGAATCTTCAAAAGTAGTATCCAGGACCTCCTTATCGGCTTCTATTTTTTCAGCAGGAGCAACCGTTGTCTTGGGATTATCTTCTGTTATCGTTTCTATTATTATACCGGTGATCTTAGTAGTATTATACGCGGTATTATCAAAAGCTAAAGATACCGGGTGTACTATAATTCTGCCATAGAATGGATGGGATATGGTCCAAGCCCTGGGATCATCTGCTGATTTTTCAAATTCTTTAGATTGCTCTAAATGATCATCTCCTTCAAAATAAATTTCAAGATTATATTTTCTGGCTTTTGGTTTCCTTCTATCTATTAAAGAGCCGGCAATCTCTGGAAAATCAAATTCAGCAATATTATATTCTTTTGCCTTAGAAGCATTTAACCAGTTAGGCGTAAATTTCTTACCGTCTCCGGTTTCAATTACTAAATCGGTTTTTATATTATCGAGCCAGCTCATTTTAATAATGCCTTTTCTATCTGCTTTTTAGCTTGTTTTATATAAAATCCTTCCAGCTTTTTAGCGGTTTTTAAGGTTGCTTTTTTCATAAAATTAGTAGCTGTTTTTATTCTTACATTCCCGGACTTATTTATATAAAGCAAATCTACCCTTTCAAACCTAATATTAAGTCCAATTCTTTTTATTGATTTAACTCTCCATACAAGTCCTCCCCTTCCTGGTTTCCAATCCTGTACCAAACCGCCTACTCCTGCCTTTATAGATGCTTTTATAGCTCTTTGTGCCCAATTACTGCCCTTTTGTTTTCTTAATTTAATTCGTTTTTGAGCTAAAATGCTGGTTACCCTATTTGTCCTCTTAACATTTTTATTAAATGCAGTTGCAGCTTTTACCCCTGTTCGGTTTGGAATAAATGTTCTTCCTTTAATTGTTCCTCCATGTTCCTGTTGTTCTAAGTCTTCAACCGCCTGATTGCTTCCTTTTAATTTGTCCGTTGTAAAGCCAATCTCAGCTTGCATGGTCCTAACATTGAACCCTTTAGCCATATTAACCTTGCTATTTGCCTTGAAAAAATTAGGTTGTCTATTTACAAATTCCTT